TGCATAGTCGGTTTGGTTTGGCTACTCATTGATAACAAGATAGACCGCACTCACGCAGAAGGATTCAAGATGGGCATACAATACGCCTTGAAATCTAACCCGCCGAGCGAAGAACTTGAACTTGCGTGTGCAGGGTTGTGGATCGGTGAACAGAACAAGAAGTATTGGAAGAAAACAAATGCTGATTAACATAGACCCAAAAGATCAAATGGTGTGGAATTATGTCGTGGGCCGCAAGACTCCGGTAACAATTAAGCAGGTTATGAAAACACTGCTGATCAGTAAGGCGCATGCAAGACGGGCACTGGAGTATTTTGTGTTTCGTGAACTTGCAGAGCGGCATGAAGTCGGTGGGGTAATGACTTATAAGGTGAAACATTATGAACACAAATGAATTACAAGTTGGTGGTGATCACTACAAAGCCATGAAGATTCAGCCGTGGGATGCAATGGAGGCGTGGATGACCGCTGCCCAATTCCGTGGGTTTCTGCTTGGATCTGCGATTGCTTATCTTGCAAGGGTCAACACAAAGGGCGTTGAAGGCAAAGGCGGGATTCAAGATATTAAGAAGGCGAGGCATTACCTTGACAAGATCATCGAACTTGAAGAGAGCAAAGCCAAGCAAGGCGACGTTGACTCGCCTGCTGCGAACGCTTAAAGGCAGGTATTCGTTTAACGTGAAAGATGTTGCGAGGATGTTGAGGCAAAGCATACGGAACGCCGAACGCTACATAGCCATGATGAAAGAAGTTGATGCGATTGAATTGCGGTACCGGGGCACAGATCGTTATTACTATTACCGGGTTAGGAGAATCAAATGAAATTAGAAAAATTGGCAGAGGCACTCGGTAGTTTGAAACGAAAGTACAACGTCGATGAGACGGATGTGTTGATACTGAACGCTGTGTACGCGATGAAGAAGCAGCACGGTGAGGTGCTAACGATGCAGTTTATTAAAAACTTCAAGGGTGCATCTGAGGCGACTACGCATGCTCGTATGAAGAAGTTAATACGGTGTGGACTGTTGGATCGGGTTGGTGATGAGAAGAACCTGCGCGTAAAGAAGTTGGAGCCAACATCTAAGACATGGGAATTAGTTAAGTATTTAGCGGAGGTGTGACATGAGCAACGACGATGATTTAATGTTTGAAGTTCAAAAATCCCTTGACGGTGGGGTTACAGTTTTTGGAAAAGAGAAAAATAGTGGAAAACCTGCCGTACACATGAGTCCAATCGGAGAAGATGGCAAGGCTGTAATTACAATTGCAGGAGAACAATATACGCTCTCACAAAAAGAAATAAAAAAATTAATGAGAGAAGCTAGAGAGGATGACGAAAAAAATGAATATGCCGTACTTGCATTTCTCCAAACTGAAAAAAGCCACGATACTGTAAAAGATATTGTGCAAGAGCCGGAGGAACGAAAAAAACTTTTAACCGCTTTTAAATTTGTTTGTGATTATTTTAAAGATGGTAGCTGGGATGGTCGACCAAATGCCGGAACAGATCTTTTAGAAACAATCCTCGAATATCCAAAAGTTTTGGCTGAAAGCCAACTCCCAACTTCAATGGCTGGTGTAACGAGCAAAGACATACATAATGCGTTTATTGAAGAAGATGCAATTAAATTGCCTTTTCCACGAATTGCCGTGGTTACTGGAAAATACACGGGCAATCACGACATCAGTGTTTCGCAAATAGTTTCCGTTGAAAAAGATACCACAAGAGTTAACACTTTAACGTGTTACTTTTTGATGCAAGTAGAAAATAAAATTAGATTAGAATACATATTGGGCACTCGTGAACTAGCCGAGAATGCCCCACACGCTAAATTAAAAATAGCAAGTTTTATGATATATGTGAGAGACGGTGCTATCCGTATTGCATCCTCACCAAACGACTCTTCGATGTTTTTGATGAAGCAGTTTTCACGACAAAATTTAGATGAAGTGCTTCAACTAATATACTTGATGACCCATCCCGGTGGAGACTTTATGATGTCAGTCCCCACACCAGATGATGTTGCTATAAACAAAAAGCGGCTTCACAAAAACAAAAAGCCCTTAATTGAGTTTAAGTTAATTACGATTGACGGTAAGAAAAAAGATACACTGCCAAGTATTCCACACGGTACACACGCATCGCCACGGCAACATTGGAGACGTGGGCATTATCGACATTACGCATCAGGTAAAAATGTATTTATTGAACCTATGTTGGTAGGAGATGAGAAAAATGGAAAAATTATTAAAGACTACGCAGTCGGAACCTATGAAGATAGAGGACATGAACGAGGGGGTGCGCATCCTGCTTGAGCGGATGGAGACTCACCCGCAAGAGTTTAATCACGGCATAAACATAAAATGGGGAGAGATGGTTGGAGACATCATGCAGCGTGCAAAAGGTGTGGCTAATGTAGTGCCGTTTCTACATGACGATGAGGTCAAGGCAATCTACGATAAACTGCGGGATCTTGAACGCCATGAGTTTACGGCTCGGGTGCTGCGTAAGTTGGCTGACACACCTGAAGAAGATTACGACCCGGATGCACAATTGAATCTGCCGTATGTACCCTCAATTCCAAACATGATGGATAGAAAAACGTTTGGACTTGATCACGGTGAGTTAAAAGAAGCAAGAAAACTTGGGGTAACTCCACAGGTATATGCTGAATCTAAACGACGCCAAATAGAACGGCAGCGCGAGTTTCATAGGCTGCATGAAGCGTACGAAGCAAGCAAGAAAAAAGGAAATAAATGATTATTACGGTAGATTTTGAGACGTATTACGACAAGGAATTTTCGTTATCAAAGTTAACAACAGAAGAGTACGTGCGTGACGACAAGTTTGAAGTTATTGGTGTGGGAATAAAAACAAATGACGATGAAACAACGTGGTTCTCGGGGACCAAAGAAGAAATTCGCAGACATCTACGCACATACGATTGGTCGGAGTCCCTTGTACTCGCACACAACACCGCGTTTGATGGGGCAATACTCTCGTGGATTTTTGGGGTGGAGCCGAAAGGTTGGTTGGATACTCTTTGTATGGCGCGTGCAATTCATGGAGTGGACGCGGGCGGTAGCCTTAAGGCTTTGGCTGAACGCTACGAAATTGGGGAGAAAGGCGATGAAGTTCTCAATGCGCTTGGTAAACGCCGCGCCGATTTTAACGAAGATGATCTTGCTCGCTATGGTCGTTATTGTTGCAATGACGTTGATCTGACCTACGACTTATTCAATATCCTAGTGGAGCGTTTCCCGCCCAAGGAGCTGAAGGTTATTGACATCACGTTAAAGATGTTTATAGAACCCGAACTAGAACTAGACACGATACTGTTGGAGCAGCACCTAATAGATGTTAAGACGAAAAAGGAAAGGCTGCTCGAAGCCGCTGCGTCAGACAAAGACACGTTGATGTCTAACGACAAGTTTGCTGAGTTGCTCAAGACTTTGGGAGTTGACCCGCCACGCAAGATTAGCGCACGCACGGGGAAAGAAACGTGGGCATTTGCTAAGACGGACGAAGACTTCAAGGCATTGGCAGAACATCCTGACCCACGGGTACAGACACTAGTCGCTGCTCGGCTTGGCAATAAAACTACTTTAGAAGAGACCCGCACGCAGCGGTTCATCGACATATCCAAGCGTGGCAAGTTACCCGTACCCATTAAATACTATGCCGCCCACACGGGGCGTTGGGGTGGGGACGACAAGATCAACCTGCAGAACCTACCGAGTCGGGGGCAAAACGCAGGCAAGCTGAAATCGGCTATCAAACCCCCCGAAGGGCACGTCATCATTGACTCAGACTCAGCACAGATTGAAGCGCGAACAGTTGCGTGGTTAGCCGGACAAACAGATTTAGTGGAGGCGTTTGAAAATGGCGAGGACGTGTACGAAATTATGGCGAGTGCTATCTATGGCAAGGAAGTTGCTGATATTACGAAGGAAGAGCGGTTCGTGGGCAAAACCACCATTCTCGGCGCGGGATACGGCATGGGCCACGAAAAGTTTCAGGGTCAGCTTAAGGTCTTTGGTGTTGACATTCCGGTCGATGAATGCAAAAGAATCATCTCCGTCTACCGTCAAACCTATCAAAAAATTCCGGCCTTATGGCGGCAGGCGCAGTCGTGTATATCAGCGATTAATACGGGAAATGCTTCCGAGTTCGGAGCGGTAGATGCGGTCAAGTTTGACCCAAGCGAACGAGGTTTTCTCCTGCCAAGTGGGTTGTGGCAGCGGTACGAAGGGCTTGAAAAAACCACAGACCCGGATGGTAAAGAGCAATACCAGTACAAGACCCGAAAAGGTGCTGTCAAAATTTATGGTGGCAAAGTGGTCGAGAATATATGTCAAGCTGTCGCACGGTGTGTCATAGCGGAGCAGATGACTAAAATCGCCAAAAAATATAAAGTAGTGCTAACGGTGCATGACGCAATTGCGTGTATCGCTCCCATCGAAAAAGTAGATGAGGCGATTACGTATGTAGAAGAGTGCATGCGATGGCGTCCCGACTGGTGTAAAGATTTACCATTAAATTGTGAAGTAGGTTACGGAGATAACTATGGATCTACTTGATTACGCAGGACATTATCTTGAGGTTAAGAAAAATT